CGCAGGTAGTTCATGGGCTTCATGTCAAAAGCAAACGGCACTACCGTGATGATTTCTGAAGTGCTGATACGCTGGTTGCGGGACACCATCTGACCCACAAAGCGTTGGTCATTGATGCCCACAGATTCCGAGATAGATAGGATAGTAGTTAGACTCATTTTTTACCTCGATTGCGGGAGTGACCTTGTTGCTGACTGATTGGCAGACCAAACTGCCATTCTGTTCTTTGCAAGGAACTGAGATGCCGTCTGTGTGTCGATAGCACTCATGTTCTGGATATAAGGTCCGTTGTAGTTGATTACCTGCCCGCCCATGCCCATGTCCCCGCCCAAGCGTTGAGTTGGGATGATTGCGCCCCCCGCTTGAGGCACAAACAACTCAGGACCATTCTCGCCCACCATATACGGGATGCTCTGTGACACTGCACCACCACCTGCTTTTGCAGTGAAGCCAGCAAACCCCATGCCTTTGAGTGCCGCATTGAGAAGGAAAGCCGCCTGTGCTTTGAGTTGGATAGCAATCAAGTCTTGAATGATTGATTTGGCAAGGTCTTTAAACGATAACTTGCCTGTCCGCACAAAGTTGTCGATGGCAGAGTTCATGTTGCCAACCACTGAGTCGAACATATTGCGAGCCACATCTCCATACCTTTGGACATTCTTGCCAAAGTCACGCAACGCCGCCTCCCAGCCAGCCGACCAAGACATGGCTTCCTGTTCGTCAAGTGCAATACCTTCTAAGCGAATTTTTGCCTCTTGCCGAGCAAGATTTTCCATGTTGTTCAATCGCTGGACTTCTGCTTGGTATTCCTCACTGTTAGTGTCTTTGCGGGTTGTACGCAACACTTCTCGCTGTTGCTCAATGTCACGCAAGCGCATGGTCAGGTCAATGCCCTGCTGTGCCCTGCGGATATCAAACTCAGTCATGTTGCGAGCATTGTTTTCCAGTTGAGCGGCTTGAATAATCAGGTCATTTCGCTTGACCATGAAATCCAACTCTTTGCGAAGCAACTCAAGACGGATTTGTTCTTCTTGGTTGATGATTTTGACTTGCGTGTTGTAGTCAGCCATGACTGCTTTTTCACGCTCGGCGAACTTCGCAATTGCCTGTTTGTATTCCCAACTCTCTTTGTTGATGTCTTTATTCTCTAGTTCAAAGCGTTGACGCTCATGCTGAATCTCCATGACCTTCTGCTCCATTTGCAGTTGGGCACGGTTGCGTGCATATTCACCTTCTGTGGTTTCACGCCTTTGAAGTTCTAGGTTCAGGCTCTTTTCTGTCTGGATGTTGCGAGCCTTTGCTTGGTCAATTTCAAGGTAGCCAAGTTCTCTTGCTTTGTCTCTTTGAGCGTTCAACAAGTCAACCCGTGCTTGGTGCATTTCATTAGCACGGTGCATCTTGAACTTGTATTCTTCTTCGATAAGACCCCGTTGCTCTGCCGTCAGGTTCTCTTTGGCAAGGGCTTGGGCACGGTCAGTCTTTGCTCGGGATTGTTCTTCTTCTTTTTGAGCAATACTCTCAGCCACTTTGAGTTGATGCTGACTGCCCGAAAGCATGGCTCTTTGCAAGTCAAGGCGTAGCAAGTCATACCGCAACTGCTCTTTGACTTGGTTGAGTTTTTCTCGCATCATGGCGGCTTGGTTGCCGCCTTCTTTGCCGCCTAGTTCCTCTTTATTTTCTGGAGCGGCTTCTCCTTGACGCTCTAGTTTGCCTTCAGCGTATGGTCCTTTGGGTTCTTCTTCTTCACCACCAAGTTGAGACATTGCCGTTGCGTAAGCCGCAATAGCCGCCGCACCCATTGCCAAGCCTTTGCCACCTTTGAGAGTTTGCAAAGCCACACTAAGTGAGATAGTGCCTTTGAGTGCAGTATTGAATGCCTTAAAAGCCGCAACCAGATTAAAGATTTGCCCAACCACCACGGCTGAACCAATCGCAATAATGGCGGCTTTGAACTGGTCAACAGTTGCCACTTTCTGAGTGGTGAATGGAGCCAGCAACTCTGCAATGGCAATCTTCAAGTTGAACATGGTTTGCGTCAGGGAGTCACCCATCGCATCCCACTTCTTCAGCGATTCAGCCTGACGGTCAAACTCTTTGGTTGACCCCTGCAAGGCTTTGGCAATGTCATCTACTGACTTTCCAAGACCAGCCTTGCCAAGCAATTCTTTGATGTTCTTGACCTTCTCATACGAGTTGCCTACTTGGGACAAGCCTTCGTATACCCGCTTGATTGCTTCGTCAGGAGAGAGCCGCTTCAACTCAGCGAATGAGATGCCCAACTGCTCAAACTGGGCAATGGCAGTGTCGTTGCCATCTTGGGCGGCGGCAATCTTTGAGAACAGTGTGCCAATAATGGTCTGAGCATCTTCAGCCTTGCCACCAGCCAGCATCAGTGCATTTTGGAATTGAAGAATCTTTCCAGCACTGACCCCTGTGGCATCAGCAAGGTCTTGCATTTTGCCAGCCATGTCAAAGATGGCGGCACTCATTGCCGCAAGCCCTGCCACACTCAAGCCAGCCGCACCACCAAGGTTGGCAAACAGTTGCTTGAGATTATTCATGTCTACGCCAAGTTTGGCGAAGGCACTTTGGAGGTCTTTAGCCTCCTGCTTGGCTTTGGCAGTCGCTTTGTCCCACTCGACCGTGACAAGACCAAGTTTTACGGTTAGTGAGCCGATGACCGCCATGACTTATCCTTTCTTGCGCTTTTCAGCGATGTCTTCAATGGCTTGCCATACTGACCAACCAAGCCGAGATTCCACTCGGGAGATGTTAACTTCCAACGCAGGGCGCAGGAATGGTTTTGCACCGTTGTGAGCGTTGCCAAACTCTTGCGATACGGGAGCGGGTGATTTGTTTGACCATGTTGCCCGCAACTTGCCCTTGCTGTTGACTGTGTAGTTCAGCACTGAGTCTGAGCGAATGGGGCTTGCTGTGACCCGAGCAAGATAGGCTTCACCAGCATAGCGTTGCCCCTGCTTGTCCCGAGCCATTGGGCGGTGGACTTTCATGTAGATGCGGTTCGCCATCTCACCTGTGTCTTTGGGTGCAAATGACTTGGCATCCTCAAGCACAGGCTCCATGGCATACGCCATTGCCTTGCGCCAAATGCGGTCTGTCTTGGCTTTGCCAATCTCCTGACCCAACTCATCCATCTGTTTGATGAGTTGGTCAAAGCCTTCCATTTTGAATACTTCACTCATCGCTTGAACCTTTCTTTTGAAAAGCCCTTCGCTTGGGCAATGTATCCCAGCAGGGAGTTGCTCACCTGCTCATTTTGTGTCGGCTCATTGTCAGGGTTTTGCCAGTATTCGTTAATCCACGGAAACAGGTCATTTGATTTGTATGCGGGAGTGCCTGACGGACGGATGTAATTGAAAACACCAGCCGTCAGAGGGGCTATAGAGTCAAAGACTGCTCTGTTGCCAAGCATCCCGTCTGCATACATGACTTGAATCTCCGTAAAAGTTTCCTCACTAATTTCACTGACTGACTTCTCCGTATGTCCATTGAAAATCAAAGCGGCGGTGACTTGCCTACGGAGACTTCTCCTTAGTTTTTTTTTGTCGTTCGGTAGTCAGGGGAAATTGCGCCCTGAATAGCATCGACAATCTCTTTGACCACAAACTCAGGGAACTCAGCAAAGATTTGCTCGTAGGTTTCCGTCACAGGTTCGTTGGTTTCAGAGAGTAGCAAGTGGAAGTATTCCTCCACTTTCAATTCCTCCATCGCTTGCAGTTGGGCAATTTGCCGCACCGAAGTCCCATCCACCAGCAGGTCATCATCAGTCATCACCACTGTCTTGCTTTTCTCATTCAGTGCTTTGACGAAGTCTTCACCACCGTCAAGCAAAGTCTGACGCATTGGGGATGCAAGCCGTTGGTAGATTTCTTCTACCTTTTCAGGATTGGGAGACAGGATGCGAGCCGTGATTTCTTCCATCTGTTTTTTCAGAGGGACACGAACCCGAAGGTCAAACTTGACCTCTCCAAGGTCAACAGTGATTCTGCGGACAGGCAGTTCGTCACTGATTTGCTGGATGTTCTTGCCGAGTTTTTTGCTGATACTCATTCTGCGTTTCCTTTTAATAGTTTGGAGAAGATGGCGTTGTTGAGCCGCACCACATAATCGACCACTTCTTCAGGCGACATCTTGTCTGCATGAATCTTGGAGATTTCGTAGGCGAGGTGAATCCCCGCAATGCGTTGTTGCGGGAATCCAAACCAATTCTTCTGACCCGTCTGTGCGAGGGTCACTAGATAGGAAAGCAGGTCGTTGCTGTTTTGTATTGTCGTCATCGTGTAAAAAAGCCCCCGAAGGGGCTTCCTTTATGGGTTAGTAGACCAGCCGTAAGAGTTGCCTCCAACTGGGTGAACGGTGAAGATAAACTTGCCTTCAGCAGAAGGAGACATATCCCACTGCAAACCACCGACACGGGCGTTGAACGCATACGCAACAGTGTTCGTGCCATCGTAGACAGCAATCACATAGGTGCGAATGGTTGTGCCACTGTAGCCGTCAGCACGAATCTGCAATAGAGCGGCATCAGCAGGATTCCATGCGGCAGTGATGGTCAGCGAAGTGACTTGGTTTTGAGTGGTGATTTTTGCACCAGTGCGAGCACCAGCCACTGAGTAAGCGGCAAACGCATCATCTGCACCGAAAGCAGGAATCGCCTCTACAGGCACAGCGTAGCCAGCAGTACCAGTACCGCCAGCGGCAGTGCCAATAATGTCAGCGACTTGACCTGTCCAAGTTGCCAGTTGAGCGTCAGTCAAAGGCGTAGGGGTTGCGTCATCCTGCATCCACAGTGTTGCGGAATATCCCGGCATGACTTTATTGATTAGTGCCATTTTTCGTTCCTTTCAAAATGAGTTGGTCAATCGTGTCTTATGTCGGAATATCCAAGGTGCAGTCCAGAATGACTTGGTTTAGTCCGAGTTCGTTGTCGTAGGTGTTGTAGAGCCAATCCACATCCACTTTCGATACTACGAACCCTGACGCTCCACCAAACTGTCCTGAATAACCATGGAGAGATTGTAATATAGTGTTCGAAATAGAGAAAGCATCCTGCATACTTTGGGCAAAAATGGATACCTGAAAGACAGGTCTATCTATGCCTTTGTTGCTTTGGATTTGACCCGTATAAACGGGCTGGTGGACATTCCTCAACTGCCAAGTGAGGAATTTCGGCTGGGTGGCAAAGTTGCGGTTAAAGACCGCATAGACAGGGACAGGAGCCACCGTAGTGGTCAACTGAGCCTGTATTGCCTCCGCATAATCGACGGGATTTTGCTGTACGCTCATACTGGCACCACAGGGTCATTGCGATAGCAGGTAAAGGTGGCTTTCTGACGGTCATTCGACTCCCGAACATCCGTGATTCGCCAATCCCTGTTTCGCCAAGTAATAGAGTATGCGTCTTGGTCATCCACCATCTGTTTGATGTTGGGGGTGTAGTTCAGAGTGATGCTCACCAAGTCAGTGTAAGCCCGATACCGCTCAGAAATTCTCAGGCTGTTGGCAATGTCGTGAACCAGCCCACGAGTCTCAAACCACGGCGTAATGGTCGTGGTCTGCTCACCGATGGAACTCACACCATTGGTGACATTGTTGACGGTGAGGTTCTCGTAGCGGACGATTGCCATATCACATGACCAGAGGCTTGTAAGGGCGAAGCAACTGCGCCACACCAAACGGAATCTCCTTGAGATTCATGTCGGTGGTGTTGGAGCGATTGTTGTAGATGTGCGTCAAGAGCATCAGACCTGCCTGTTTGATGACGGGGTACTGAGCAATGATGCTGGTGTTCTGAGTGTAGGTCACCACAATCGGGTTGACGATGTTCTGGTTCAAGTTGTTTGGCAACTGGTTCAGAATCACTCGGTTTCCCGTTGGGTCATACGAATACGCTGTGGTTGCCAGTGTGACGGGCACAGTATTGGAAGTCGTATAGACCTCCACCTTGTTGATGGTCACACCAGTTGCACCAAGCCCCACCTCTGGCAAATCCAAGAACCACTGAGTGTTGTAGACACCCAAGTTGGCATAGTAGGTGCGCCATGTAGTCGGGAAAATTGCCATGCCCAAGAAATCTTCTATCGCCATCCGAGTAGCGAGTTCGATGGACTCTAGGTATTGGTCTTGGCTCTCATCTTGGAACAGGTTGAGTTGCTGGGTGATTTCGTCAAGCGTCAGCCATGCCGTAGCCAAATCCCTCGAAACTTGCTCCACTTTGGCGTAGTTGTAAGGGTTGCGATTGCCCGCATAAAACGGGGCAAGCGTCATGTTTTCTACAGGCATGGGTCACCTCTTAAGCGGCAGATGCACGGACACCCGCAAACGGGTCACGGACAGTAGACACAAGCCGCTTTTCGCAGAACATGGTCACAAATCCGGGTGCAGTTTCCTCCATCATTTGGATGCTCATTTCTTCAATGTCAGCAATCGTCAGGAAGCATTCCCAGCATGCCAAATAGATAGGGAAGGTGTTGGACAGATAAGAGTTCGGAATCACAGGCCAGCCAAAGATAGAGCCGACAGCACCGCCCTCTCCGGGTTCGCCCAATTCCAAGAACAGAGGCAAGCCTTGCAAGTCCTTGAGTTGGCGAAGTGTTTGAATCATGGTCGGGGTCATGTGCCATGCCACAGTGTTCCGTGCCCAATACTGAGCAGGAAGGGCATTCGCAATGTCCACCACTTTGTTGTAAGTGATGGTAGTGCCGCCAAGTGACACGGTGGCTATGGTGTGGATGCCATTGGTCATTGCAGAGCCGCTAGTGCCGAATGCAGAGGTTGCACCAGAGACATACATATCCAAGCCACGCAAGCCTTCTGTGCCGCCTGTAGTGGTGGTGGTTGACCCTGTTTGGTCATCGTTGATTGCCATGGATGCACCTTCTACTTGTGCAAATTCCATCGCAATGTCTTCAACCAAACCAGCCTCTAGACCATTGATGTCGTCAAGAGCGGCAATGCGGACAGGCAACTGAGCCGTCACCACACGGGTGGGCAGTTGCCAAAAACTGGTGGCAGTGTTGGGAGTGCCTGAGTTGGGGGTAAAGGTGTAGCCCCACGGGTTGGTCTGATTGGTGGCGTTACCTGTCTTAGCAACAAAAGCCACAGCAGACCTGTCTTCTGTTTTGATGATACGGGCACCCATACGCAAAGGGTTTGCGAGACGGGCACGGGCAAAGACATCATCGAAGTGAGTACGACCGCCGACATCAAGACCTGAACCCGTAAGGGTCGAAGCCTCACGCAGGTCAATCGTCACACGCTCACCAGTGAGTAGTGACTGTTTGATGCCTTCCAAAAGTTTTTCTTGTGCGGTCATATTGAATCCTCTCGTTAAAGAGAGGGGAGCCGAAGCCCCCCTCGCCTGATTAAGCACCCGTTGCGGTAGAACGATAACGGATGATGCTGAACGGGTCTACCACGCTCGAGCACAAACGCTTCTCACCATAGAAGGTGATGAATCCGGGTTGCGTTTGGTCGTAGCGACGAAGAACCATATTCAGACGGTCAACGATGGTATGACCACGGCTGAAGTCACCAAAGTACATCGGGTAGCACGAAGTTGTGCCAGCAGATGCACCAGAGGCAATCGGGCTGTCGAGGTAGGCGTTAACCACCACATCGTAGCCAAGCAGTTTGCCAACGATGCCTTCATAAACCAGCGGAGACATACGCTCAAACACAGGAGTGCCGTTGTCATCTTTTAGACCACGGATGCCAGCAAGCATCAGAGGCGAAATGATGAACTTATTGCCGTTGCTCCAGTATTGTTGCGGCAGGCTATGGAGGAAAGTGATGATGTCTTCAAACGAGACATTGTTTACCGCACCAAAGCCGTTGGTGGTCAACTGGTCATAAGTGGCGATGGAGTGCATACCATCCGAAGCGGCAGTGCCCGATGAACCAAAAGCGGCAGTCGAGATAGTGCCACCAGCGTAGGAAGCATTCGCACCGGGATACGAATCAAGACCACGCAGACCATCAGTTGCACCAGTAGAAGTAGTGGTAGAACCTGCTTGGTCATTGTTGGAAATCATTGAAGCACCTTCTGCTTGTGAGAATTCCACCAGCATATCGTCAACCACATTGGCTTCCAAACCATCGATGTCGTCCAGAGCGGCAGTACGAATGGGGAACTGCACATTCAGGTCTTTGAGGTTCAACTGCCAAATGCTGGTGCTTTCAGTCGTTGCCGCACCGTTGTTCTGAATTGCATAGCCCCAAGCAGGACCAGCATTGCCCGTCTTGGCACGGAACTGATAGGTTGCACCATCAGTGGAGACATTGCGGGAAGTGCCACGCATGGGGTTAGCAAGACGCAGACGGTGGAACACAGGGTCATACGCAGTACGACCACCGATGCCAGCACCAGAACCCGTCAGAGCAGATGCTTCCTTCATGTATGCGTCATACTGGTCAGCAGATTCAAACATTTTGAGTTCGGTCTGCACACGACCATTGCCTTTGGCAAAGTTGCGGAGTTGTTCTGCAACCATGCGGTTTACTTCACCACGAATGGTCTTAGCAGGAGCACGGATAATTTCAGGCACATTGATAGAAGCAACTTTTGCTTCCAGTGCGTTGAATTTTTCTTCGATGTCTGCTTTGGCGGCTTCAACCGAAGTTGCGACTTCTGCTTTTACTTCTTCAATTTTGGACAGGTTGGATGCTTCGATTGCATCAACTTTCTCCAGTACTTTTTCGATACTCATTTTGCGATTCCTTTCTGAATGCGTTTGTCGAGTGCCTTTGCAAGTTCCCGTGCGGCAAGAGCCTCTAGGAGTGCATTGGCTTCCAGTGCCACCGCATCAGAATCACTCTGACTTGGCGTTTTATCAAGTGGCTTGATGACTGCCTCACGCAAGTCAACTGCACGCTTGAAAACCAAAGATGCGGTGGTCGCATCCTTTCTTGATAGACCCGCCTCACGCAAGGTCTTCTCAACTGAGCGGACATTCAAATGCCCAGTGGCATCGAACATCTC